TGGATAGCGATGTCAATACCACCTCTATTTAAACCTGCTGGCGCAAACCATTCTGCAGATACTCTATCGTTAAATGCATATACACCTGGAATTAAGCAAGATGCTGGTAACCATACATTTTGTCCTAAATCATTATCAGCGATTTGTACCCATGGCCAATACATAGCAGCATAAGAACTATCTCTCGCAGTTGCGTTTTGAGTTGCGGTTGTAATGCTTGCGCCATATTCAACAGGGTCCATAACTAAGAATGCGTCTCCACGAGTTTCAACCATATCTAAGGCCTTTGTTAATATTAAACTATGATTTGAATAGTTGTTAATTAAGCCTGGTAATACTAATAGATTGATATCGTATTCGTCTTGGTTAGATAAAATATTTACAGCATCTGTATACGCTGCATTACCATCTTGACCCGCAGCTAAGTTGAAACCTTGTGTATTTGTATTGCTAATATCTGTATATAAAGCTCTTGGATGTACTACTGTACCATCTGAACCAAATGCAAATGTACCAGATACTGCGGCAGGTAAACTACCAGATAATGCAGCGCTACGTACATTACCGTTACTGTCTAAGTAATTGATAGTATTTTGTAATACTTCTACACGTACATATTTGCTTTGGTTAGGGAATGAACCAGATAATTGAATAAATGGTGATGTAGTTCCACTATCACGTAATGTATATACTTGGTCACCAATTACACGCGCAATATAATTGCTTGAATTAGGGTCTAATGATACGTTGTTGAATTGTTCTAAGTAAATTTTACGTCTTGAAGTATCATCACCTCTACGTATACCTATACTAAATGTACCTTTTGCAAAATTAACGTTGCTAATTTCCCAACGTAAATCATTTACTGAACCAGATACTTGAACTAATGCATTATTAATTGTTTCATCTGCAGCTGAACCGCTACCTGCAAGTGATGCAGACTCGGCGCCGCTATTCATTATAGCACCCGGCGATAATGTATAAAGTTTAAATGCCGGTGATGATGAACCTGTTGATACTACATTTGAATAAGCTGTTGAATAAGAACCAGCTAAGATTCTCATTACTGTTACTGAATCAGCTGATTTTAAATATTCTTGTACTGCATAATTGGTTAAGAATTTATAACTTTTTTCTGTTGTACCTGAGCCTGATGTAAACACGTCTCCGAACATTTGTACGAATTCGCTGTAGCTAGTTACTTGCATTGGTAACATAGCCGGACCTTTAACCGTTGGTCCAACTATAGCTGCTCCAATTGCTGCTACACCGGCTGGTAAGAATGACTGGTCGGTTTCGTTAGTAAACACGCCAGGGCTTACGATTTGTTCTGCCATTAATTTCTCCTTTTAATTGTTTTTAATAAATATAGTTTTAGTATGGCAAACCGTTAACTATTCTTTGAGATTGTACCAGTTTCTATATCAATCATTGCATCACCGTATTTTTCAAATAATGATTGTGTAAATTTCTGTTCGCGTTCTAGCACATCTTTAAATCTTGCTTCGGTTTCAGCTTGTACTTTATCTAACTCTGCAATACGCATGTTTAGGTTTATACGTTCAATTTGAATTTGACCGAAACTAGCGATAATTTGTTGACCTTCTTCTTTGGCCTTTTTTAAAAAATCTAATTCTTCTTGTGTTAATGTTGTTTGTTCTGACATAATATAACTCCTTATTTGTTAGTAAATATATTAATAAAATTACTTATTTCCTAATGCTATTGATTATTAGGACCTTTTTTAACCTCTGGTATAGAATTTACTACCTCACTACCAAATACTACTCGCTTAGGACTAAATGCTTTGGTTAGGTTATTTGCTCTTGTTTCATCTGGTGCTAATAAAGCAGCTCGTACTTCTAATGATACATTAGCGCGCACTACTCTATCCGTTCCAGCATCAATACTATCTTCAAATGTAAATCCACGCATATAAGTTACAAATTTCCAAGTATCTCCCCATGCATGTCCACCCTTAGGTTGTATTTGTTGTATGATTTGATTTAAGTGTTCTATATACTCAGCCCAAACCAATAATTCATATGTAATAACTACATATTCAGGTATACTTGAAATATAGTATTCGTTGCTTGGTTTAACTGCCCATTGAGTTGAAAATCTATCGTATTGATTTTTATTCGTATACTTAGGCTTATGTATAATTACATTACCAGATGGCTTTTGTATATCAGCTGGGTTTAAGTTAACATCTAAATGTTTGTAATCTTCTCTATCATCCATACTAGCTCTACGTATAGTCATTACCGGGGTCATTATCTTACCGGTAGACTGCTCACGTATAAAACCATTCTTTTGTATTTGTGATAGAAACTCTCCATTTGCAAAATATAATGGTACATCAACTCGTGCATCATTATCGATAATGAATGGTTGAATGAATTGAGATATAAACCAATGTATATTATAATCAACATCGTATATAGTACATGCCGGAGTTTTTATAGTATCATTATCTCTGCGTGTTTGTACTTCACGTTGTGGTAAAGCATTATCTGTAAATGTACTATATGTTTTTCTAAGTTCTGGTTTCATTATATGTTCCTAGGCAATATATGCGATGATGGACGATTTATACCAGCACGTGGTTGAATAATATTTACTTTGCTTAATCTTGTTAAGTGTGCCGAACAAACAATAGCTATATTATAACCATGTTCTGTCGTTTCACTTGAAGTTACGCCTGGTACGGTATCTGGATTTCTACCACCCCAATATTGGTTAATGTTAACTGCGTTAAGTTCAAAATATTCCGTATCCCATTTAATAATATCACCCTCTTGTGCAACTATATTCAAATCTTTAAGCGTGTCACGTAGAAATGCAAATGTAGCAGTACGATTGAAATCATATCCACCCGCATCACTAACACCTTCCAAATCATCTTTTTGTACTATACAATTTACTTTAACAGGATTGTAATATACTTTTTGGGGCGCTTCTCCATATAGGTTCTCACGGGTGTCCTGCATACTAAGTTTATAATATTCAACTTCCGTATCAATATTCTTATTAATAAGTTCCTTACTAATACTTCTTAAAAAACTAGCATCTCTTCCTGACCCGAATAACATATCTTATCCTATATAAATTGCTAATGGAATTTTGTTAATTTGTTGTTGTAACGATTCCGCCTCAGCTTGTTTACGTTCCAATTGTGCCTGACGTGATAAAGCATCTAATGTTTCTTTTAACTCTGTAATTAATGCTTCTCTATCCGTATTTGATTGAGCAACTAAATCTGCACCATTCAAAGTAATTTCCGAATTAGGTATAGGTAATGTACTATACTTGCCCCTTACCTGTCCCAACATATTCATAGCCAAAGCCAACGTATACTTACGTATCCATTGTTTACCCATATCATTTATTTGTTCATAAACGACATTGTTATACGGTATATTTGAATAGTCAGATATAACACCTGATTGTGTTTTTGGCGTATCTCTATCTGCCTTTAGAAAATATTGGAAATAAATTTTAAAGTTGTCTTGTGGTATTGGTGTAATACGTATACGGTTATTTGTGATTTGAAAACCGTATTGACTTTTACGTATTTGGTCATTTAATTCAATGGCTTGTAGACGTAAAATATCTGCATATAATGGCATCATCATAAATGATACACCTGGACTATAATTACCAAATCCAAATGCATCTAACATGTTTTGCGTACCTAAACCAGTTCCTACGAATGGGTCAAAGAATCTAATCTTAGCAGGTGCCATGTCATGGAACACTCTTCTAATTTCAATTACGTCTTTACTTGCTACCGAACCAGTCTCTAATTCAACTATACTAGTATCTGTTAAATCATAAACTGATTTGTTAATAGATACTTGTATACTACCCGTGTATAATGTGTAATCTCCACCCGAACCTGCTTCTGAACCATAGTTCTCGGTTAGTTTAAATATTCCCGTAAATGCAGGCGTAACATACTTACCAGTTAAATTTGAACCGGTAGTCATGCCTTGCAAGTTTAATAAATTATCACGTGTGTTATAAGTATTAACTTGATTGCCGTATTCAGATATCGCTTCTTCAAAACATGCGTAGAAGTTTAAATCTTGTAACTCTACATCTTGTATAGGATATCCTAAACGCTTTGCGCACCAATCTGCTATTTTTTCAGCATCTGTTTGAAACTGATAATCATTATCATAAAATCCGAATGGAGTATCTCCCGGAAAGAATGACGCTGACCCAGGCCATATAGGAACGTGTATTGCCATAGTAATATTCTTTTAATATAAATATTACTAACTTGTAATCAGGTTAAACTCTGTTAAAAGTACAACCAGGATTTGAACCTGATAGTTGCGTAATAATATATGTTTCTAATGAATTGATTAAATCGCTATACGGGTCGATTGGTGGTTCCGGATAATTCAAATCTGACGTTTTAGGATACATTGGAATAGCTCCTACCTGAGTATATCCCGTACTTCCCGACTGTGGTCCAGATGTAATTGTATATGGAATGGTAATATTAACATCCATTGCAATACCACCTCTATAAGTTAGATACGGCGTTAATTGTAATTGTGGATTTTCATAAAATGCATAGCCATTCTTAAAGCTACCTGTTATTTGTAATGCCATTGTTTTTTTCCTTTATTCTAATATAAATATTATGTTGATATTAAAAATGCTGAGAACCATGTGCCTGAACCATCTGCTGTTCCTTGTTGAATATTTACACTACCTCCTGTGCTTTGATAAGCTGAAAAATCAACGTAGTCTGATGAACCGTTTAAATATACCATTTTATTAAATGTTAAACTTTGACCTGTTACACCATTAGTTGGAGATTGAATTAGAGCAAATGAGTTTCCATTTTTTCTTGCTTGTAGATTCATTTGATTATTAGTATCAACTGTATTATCAAACCATACCCCGGCACTTATTGAATAATAACCTGCTACTGTAGGTGTGAATTGATATGTACCAGCATCATACCAGTTATTTGGGTCTATATCATCTACAAACTGTATTACAACATCACTGCCTGGATTAATTGCTTGGTTAGTATTTAATTTACCTTGACAAATATATTGACTTGTGATTGTCTTTGCTGCAGTTGCATATGAAGCAGTTCCTTGTAATGAACCAGTTATACCTCCGGTTACGGTAAGAGAACCTGTAATTATAGTATCGCCTGCGCCTGTTATACGTAAACGTTCTTTATGTGTATCTGTACCTGTACGATTTTTAAATACGATTGCGTTACCGTCACCTAATGCAGATGTACTACCATTAGCAATAAATAATATACCACCACCATATTGGTCCGATGCAGGTGCACCTGCTCTTAATTCAATAGCCGCGCCGTGACTATCTTTCATAGCAAATGGATATACATCCGATAATCCCGTGCCAGCAGCAAGGACAGTTGAATATGCGCCGGCCGGCGTTTGTGCTCTTTGTATAATAGCATTTGAAGTTGTTGTTCTACCTAACGATGTTATACCCGCTACTGATAGTGAACCAGTTATTCCGAAACTACCCGTAACGTTATGTGAATCTGCTATGACATTACCAATGTTAACTCCCGTGTTGGTAACTCGTAATTCAACAGCTGAACCAGTTATAACTGTCAATGAACCGGTTATTACAGTATCACCGGTATTGTTTATTCTAAACCTACTATTACCTCCAACTTGTAAATCCATTAAATTATGAGCCATACTATTTAATGCTGTTTCTGTAGCATTTAAAAATATACCCGTTGCTGTACCTGTTTGTGCACCACTATTATTTATAGTATATGTAAGCGACAATGGTCTGTAATTGGCTGAACCTGCAGCTGCTGTAAAACTATCTGTATAACGAATACCTCCTGTTTCACCTGAGGTAGTAGTTATAAAAGTACTACCACCTGAAAAAATAAATCTATAAAAGCCTGCAGTAACGTTGTAATTAGTGTGTTGAAATAGGAGTCCTTGTTGACCATTATTTGCGCCATTAGTACCAATACTATATCTGGTAGCTATACTAAGAGTACTAGTACCACCGAATGTATTTGTCACAAAATCAAAACCTGGATTATTTGTTGTTCCTTCATTTGGTCTTATTGATAATGTACCTCCACTAGTAACATTAATAACATGTTGAGTATTACCAAAAAATGCTCTATATAAACCATCCGCGCCTTGAAAAGTAGCAATCGTAGATGCATTTGCAGCTCTTACTAGTAAACCAGGCGATGACGAACCGGTAATCGTAACGTTTCCGTTAAAGTTAGCAGACCCGGTTACATTTAAACTACCTGTAGCCATATGGAAATCTGTTAATGCATTACCTAATTTTACGCCTGTGCCGTTAACTTGGAATTCAAGATTAGAACCTGTTATTATTGTTAATGAACCTGTTATAATAACACTACCACTTACATCTAATTCAGCATTTGGTGTTACCGTACCTTTGTTGATACTAATCTTACCAGTTTCGGTCATATACATGTATGTTTGGCCGGTAGCCAAATTATAAAACCTAAGATCACCTATTGTATTTGTCCATCCTTTAATAGTTGATCTAGCGTATAATACTAATTCTGTTGGATAAAGGTATGTATTGTAACTATTAAATCCTATAAAACCATTACTACTT